AGTTCTATCAAACTTTTGCGTAATACTATAATGTTTAACTTTATTATTACCTAGTATAACAGAAAGTCTAGGCTGTAATCCGCCATCTTCTTGTGTTCCAACTATTTCTACAGAAGGAGGACTAGTGTATCCAGATCCTGGATCAGTGATAACTATTGACTTAACACTTCCGCTACCAATAAATGCTTTTGCCTTTGCTCCGGTTCCGCCACCGCCTGATATAATTACATTAGGAACTTGAGTAAATCCGGTTCCGCCATCTTGTATTTCTATTGCTTCAACTTCAAATGTAAAATTATCAAGCCAATGTTTTGCTGGATATAATGTTTCATCAAAATTTATTCCAATAAGTACTCCGTCTTGAATTGCAACTTCAGGAGCAACAATCTTGTTTAATTCCTTATCGTAGAACGGAGCAAGATCAAAATCAGTGGTAACACTCTGAGTATTATCAATTGTATCGTACGATGATAGATATTCACGTATTTTAGCTTTATAAGGTTTAACTTCGTTTACATAATCTTCGTAACTTTCTAAGTTATCATTTTGGAATGTAGTACGTTGTTCTAATGTTCCAACATTATGTTTTGCTTTAATAAAGCTGGTTTTAAATGCCCAGTCTACGTAATTCTGTTCTGCAAACACATAGCGTAAACTTGCAAAGAATAGTTGATTATATTCCTCCGCTAACTCATCTACAAAAATATCATCTCTAATTGTTTCAATAATCTTTCTTAATTCGACTGCATTATCATCTTCGAGATATAATTTAGATAAAAATTCAATTGTGCCGCCTTCACGACCAACTGTTCTATAACCTGTACTAAGATCAGGAGAATCTAGATTAACAATTTTTTCAAGTAATATCCATCCACCGGAACCTACATTTGAGATTTTAATAATATCGCCTAAATCATCATTTAACCCGCTTAGTTGATAATAATCATCTATTAAAAAGTCTATGCCTGTTAACGCACTGTAACCAGTTAAATACCAATCTTTATATTTCCAAAACTCAGATACATCATAGTATTGTTTATTTGTAATAGACCAAACTCTTGTATCTGGATTCCAACCGTAAATTGTCCAACCTCCGTTATTAGTGCTATCTGCACGTACAAGAACACTTAACGGTCTTACAGTAAGTGTAAGACTATCGGTGTAGTTTGTGCCGCCATTAATAATTTCAACACTTGTAATAATACCTAAATTATTTAATATCGGTTTTAGTTCTAAGTTTTCACCTGTACCATTAATTTTAATAGTAGGTGCTATTCTATATCCTCGGCCACCATTAACTATAGTTACACTAGTAACTACACCATCTTCGATTACTGGCTGTAATATAGCTGTTGCAGCACGTACTGTACCAACAAACTCTAATTCTTGCTCAGTATCGATAGCAGTATCATAATGCCCGGAAATAAAAGTCGGAACAGGATCTTTTTCAAATAATTTTGTTGTGTCAAAATTATCTAATATAAGTTGATCTTTAAGTACTCTGTTAACTCTTTCTACATATTGTTTTAATGCTTCTTGTCTATTTACAAACCAGCTTTGTCTCGGTCTATTAAGAGATCCGTATTTTTGTTTTACACTTAACGTTGGATCAGGCACAGGTCTATGATATTTGTCAGAACCTATTAAACTATCAATCCATTTATCTTCAATTACACTCTTAGGCTTACTTGTACTCAGACCTTCCGAAATAATTTGATATTCATTATGAATATTATTTTCTTGATTATCGATTGTCCAATAACGGAAATTAATTGCAACATCTGAGTCTGAAAGACTCTTATTACAATTATATAAAATAAATCTATCATTACCAAGAATAGTAACAAATTTAAGTCGCTGACCTGCTGGATCTCTAATAATATTTGCAACATCATATGAACTACGGCGTCTACTTTCTATATCAGGAGTAACTCGCTTGTTCTTGACCCAGAAATAATATTTCTTAACAAATCCCTGACTTATAGGATCGTATACATCTTTTTCAACATATTTAGAAGTTCCGTACTTAGAAGTTCCGCTTATTCCTCTTGCTGAGCCAAGGTTTGTATCTGCACGTTGATCCCAAACATCAGGAGCTATATTACTTTCCACCCACTCATAAACATCAATAGATGACCCAGTAGCCAACGATCCCCAAACACTTTGAGAATATATAACACTGCCTTGATTATAATCTACATACTTGACTGTGCTTAAATCCCACCATAGTTCTCCTACTTGCTTTTCGCCCCAGGTAGTATATTTTGTTTTCTCTGTTTGATTTCCTACATTATAAAATGCTGGATCAAAATATGTCTTGTAGGAAAGTTCTTGCTCAGCAAGGCCTGAAATTTTTCCTGCAACAGGATCGATTATATCAAGTCTTGAAAGTAATAAATTTGTTTTAGTGTTGTATATAAACGATCCTCTAAATTTGTCAACTTCGGGTTGATCAATCGGGCTTCTTATTACGTTCCATATTTTTTGATCTTGTTGTCTATGATAAACTGCGACTTTACCAGGGCCGCTGCCATTATTAATTGTTGGTAACCCAACATAGATTTTATTATTTTTAACAAGTACATCCTTGCCAAAATTAACAACACTAAAATCAGTATATTCTAAACGTTGACCGTAAACTAACGAATTGTTTATATTTTCGTAGATATAAACAACACCGCTGTCTACTATACGTTTTGCAAATTTAGTAAACCCTTTATCAAAAATAGTTTCAACTGGTGATAACGGACTATTAGGATCATTAACATATCTGCCAAGGGTATTACTAGTATCTTGGAACCTATCATAGGTTGTGTCTAATATAATATCACCTCTTGCACTTGTTACTACTAACTGATTTCCGTCAAAACCAAGATTTATTCCAAAACCTTCTGTCTGTTCCTTATTAGGACTATTAAGTATTTGACTTTGCTGGTATGTACCGTTTACATTTTTATAGACATACACTCTACCTTGATACGGTTGATCAGCGTCTGTGTTAGGTGCTCCTACAGCAATAATATTTCCGTCATCAGAAACTACAACAGACTCTCCATAACTTCTTGCTTCCAAAGGAGCATCAAATTCTTGTATAATTTCAAAGTGAGAATTTTTAAGTCTGTATATGACTAGTTTATTTCTGTCGCTGTATTCTGCAATCGTTGCTAATATATTTCCAGAATCACTAATATCAAATGTTCTGCCATATGCTGTAGTTGTTAAGTCAGCAATACTTTCAATGTCACTAGGTATAACTAACCCTGTGGTATTAGGCAAGTATCCTATAAAGTCAACATGGTCACCTAAGACTTTCCATTTATTGCTATTAAATTCTTCAGCTTGTATATTTGTAAGTGCTCTATAAAATACATTGTTGTATACTACTATTTGATCTTGATAATAATCTGAAACATTACTGTAAATACCTTTAAAGTTAGTATCTCTACCAACTGTCCAATTGTAAGTTTTTCCGTAAATGTCAGTACCATTAACAACAAAATACAATCTTCCTCTACCTGGATTTGTAGTAATATCGTTAGTATGCGTTTCTTTGCTGTTTATTACTAACTTATAAAAATCTCCAGATTGAATAATTTTTAAAGAAGATGCTAGTTCTCTACCTTCTTCTCTATTAGGAAGAATAAATCCGTTAATAAAATTATATCTGTCAAGTACATCGTCTTTTTCATATACGAAAAATGCACCTTCTCTTACAACTTCACTAGCTGTCCTATTTGTATTAATAGGAATATTATCAACTTCTTCCCAGTCATTATTTGAATTACTAGGAACCAATGGTGTTCTTGGAAGTCCAGGTTTGAATTCTTCTATCCAAGTTAAATATTCAATGCCAGATATAAATTCTGTTTCGTAGATACCTATTTCATCTGAAACATTTGCATTTAATGGCAAAATAAATCTCTCAGGCAATGGAAGTTGTTCTGTATGTTGGAAAACTGCTATTTTACCTATATCAGAATCTGCAAGCTGTCGTGATTCTGTAGTTCCTATTCTTCTTAATTGTCCGTTGCCTTCATCCTTATTAAGATACATTGAAGTAGGAGCCAAACCATCAATATATCTAGAACCAAAGCTAAAATCACCTGTAACATTCTTTACATATATTCTTGCTTTATCGAGATCTCTTTGATAAAGCACAACTTCTGCTGTTGCCCCGGTAGTTCCTTCACGAACAATATCCCCCGGAACTAAATCTATCTCAGCAAAAATATCATAGTCAATATATCCATCCCATAAATCTACCGGTACTTGAACCTTGTTAATTATATTGTAGGGATTATCGCCAAATCCTTTTGCAGATAAATCAGGTAATGTACCAGATGTACCAGGAATGTCGTTTAGCCAAACTCCAATATAAGGAGATGGCGATTGAGGATCATTAAACGCCGAAGTTGCTTTATCTGAGACATTTTTAGGAAGTCTAACTATCCATCTATTATCCAAAAATGTCTGTGTTCCGGCACCAGCAATACCTCTAGATTGGTGACTTAACACTCTAACTATATCTGTTTCTTTTTGGAAGGGCTTGTCAACACCTGCTAGAATTTCTACAGGTATTTCATATCTAGTATCTATAGAGTTTTTATAAGGTAATATGTCTACACTTTCGTGCCATGTTGCATCTGGATTTGAAAAAGTATTAGGATCAAAATTATTTTTTATATCCTTAATAACAAGTCCGTGCCCATTATCTGTTATTATACCATTTGGATTGTAATTAAATCCTGTTGCAATTTCCCAATAGCCGCCTAAAATAGAGCTTCGGTCTACTGGCTCGTGTAAAGGTCTTGTATATTCTCCAATTAAGAATGTATCATTAATATATAAAGTTCCTGTTTCTTCAAAAATACCATTTTTATCGTTTGCGTATACAACAAGACGACCTAGTTCATTTTTTACATAAACAACAGTAGCATTACCTGTTGGTGTTGTTACTGTATCTCCTGCAGAGACACTCGGAATGTTTAATGGATCTACGACATAAAATACTTCTTCGACTTTTCTTCTAATAGTATGAACATTAGTTTCAAAGAAAGTTTTATCAATACCTGGCAATTTATTATTAAACGGCTTATTAATTTTTCTTAGAAATCCGTTAAAATCTCCGCCTAGAGGATTTGCTAACTCTCCAGAACCTAATCTAGGACCTATAGGCTCTCCACTAAACCCTATATTAGGATTAACAGGAAGTGTTAAATCTTCATCGTAGTATATCTCTAAATAATCATTGCCTAAAACTTTTACAAAGAATTTAACATTTTCTAAACCCTTGACACCTTCTTGTTCTAAAGTATCAAAAGGAATATTAGGATCACTATTATCAAACTGATCTACAAGAATTGTAATATTATCGTTAGGAACATCAGTAATGATTATTTCATCGTTATCCTCTAAGTTATGAGCTGTATCAGTAATTAGTTTCATCGGAGATGCTGATAAATCTATACCAACAATCGAAACTTCTGAAATTGGATTATAGTTATGAGAAATGTTATCCCATCCTAAATATAATCTATCTCCTATATTACTTCCTTCATAAGCATCTATAGGAGCTCTTACAAGAATATGATCTGTAGTCGTATCTATTAGAGGTACATCACCTGTTGCTAATAGTTTAATATCTGTATAATCGCCATACAATTTGTATAGTTCAGAACGCCACCTACTTGCACTATCAAATGTTCCAAAGACAACATTGTCTGTCCTTGCTTTTACTGTTCTTCTTGCTTTATAAAGGCTGTTATTATATTGAACTATAGAACCTCTAGTATAATTTGAACTTAAATTAAAGTTATCTTTATATGCACTTTTTACATATGTTGAATTAGGTGCTCCTACAATTAAATATTTTCCATCTGGAGACATAGTAACAGCTTCGCCAAATTTACTACTTCCTGCTGAAAAGTTTTCTGTAGGTTGAATTGTTTGTACTAACGAAAGAGTTCCATTTACAGTGCTTCCGTCATCTTCTCGTTTATAAACATAAACTTTTCCGTCTCCGTCTAACGGTGAACCAACAGCAACAAATGTTCCATCATCTTGCGATGTAATACTTTCACCATAACTTTGATCTGTAATAGTTGGATTAACTAAGTCTTCGTCGAAGTTATACGATCCTTCTGCTTTAATTACATTCCATTTTCCAGTTAATGTATTATCTATATTATCAATCCACAGTAACTCTCCAGGATCAATATTATTTTCGGCATACTGGTTAGAATCTGTTAGAGTTGCTACACGATTAGAAACAAATTTAGTTATTGTACCTGACAATCCAGTTTCTTCTTGTGTTAAAGATGCTTCACCTAGTTCTATAGTTACTTGATTAAGTTCACTCGAGACTACTTTATAAAATCCGTCTATATCTACAACATCTATAATACCTATAATATCACCTTCTACAAAGTTTGATAACTTGTCTAGTGTAAGTATTGCTGTAGTGCCAAGTGGCGTTGCTGTTGTAATTCTAAATTGTGTACCTATGTGCTTATAAACATTCCATTCTTGGCCTTCAAATGTAACCCAAATATAATCTCCTTGTTTTACTTCTTGCAAATCAAGTGTTAAAATGTCATCTTTATTTTTTACAGTCCATTGTACGTCACTTTCTCTGACATATCCTGCTGTCTTAAATGCACTATCTGCTCTATATTTGGTAGGGAACGGAGTGTGATCATAGTGTGACGGCTTTAAGTAAACATTATCTGGTGTTTGTCTATACACTAAATCGGTCTCAGAACCGCTTATACTGTCTACTAATAAAATAGGTTGTGGAGATAACCTAAACTTATCTTCCTCTAGTAAAAATTCAACTTCCTCAAATCCGTCAGCAGCACCGTATTGTCCAACTTTTACAGCCCACTCTTCGTAAAATTCTAGGCTTTCTTTATCAGCTGCACCTAATGCATCAAATAATTTTGTTAACGCATTTTTAGTACCCTTATCAGCAATCATTCCTTGATAGAACTTATACTGACTCACATCGTCATTAATAATATTTGCAAGATATTCTCTTTTTTGGTATCCGATAAGGTGCTGTGCAATTTCTTGTTGATTTACATCAAAGTTATCTGTATCTAAATCGTAAAAGTCTGCAAACTGATTGGTTTTATATTCTAAGTTTGTAACAAGTCCTGGTTGAGGTTTCTCGTTCAATTTATACCAATTAGCATTATTAAAAAATTCTACACCAGAAATTTTTGTAGTTGCAGTATAATAAAATTCTTTATATTTTACAACATCACCAATTGAATAATCTTTCCATGGTGTCCATTCTGTTACAGTTGCTTGATCGTAAATAAATCCAGGAATATTTAATCCGCCGGACCAATCTGCTGTTCTATAACCCAAAACACGAATACGTTCTTGTCTATATCCAGGTGCTGGATCGTATATTGTATCTTTAAATACAGTTTCATTATCAAGAATAACTACATGCTCTTTTCTAACAACAGGTAGTTTTAAAGCATACAACCCGTCAGCTGTATTTTTTAATGTTAATTCAAAAGCATTATCTTGTGTTCTAGATATATTACAAAATTCTCTTTGAAGTTTAGTTCCATCAGCTTTAACTATTCCATAATCGTAAAATGAATCAAAAATATCATCAACTACAGCATATTCGTTTTTATACGAAACTTTCTGTGCCGATGGACTTAAACTAATAAGAGAGCCCGGATCCCAGTTCTGTGTTGTCCAGAATAAAAACTCTCTTGCACTTAATTTCCAATTTTCTACACTTTCAATTTCACTGTTATGATTATCAAACGTAAAACCTAATGATTCAAGATATTCGCCATAACCTAATAAAAAGTCAACAACTTCTTGGCTTGTCTTTAATACTGTTCCGTATGGTAATTCTTGAACTGTTCTAGTTTCAAACGATCTTCTAAATAATGCACTTCTTCCACCAACAACGGGTAATGTTGGTAAGGATGCAAATTTAGTACCATCGAAGTTAGTACTACTAGTATGGGTATCTGTTGTTCTAAAATAACGATTATTATAACTTACAACAGTACCTTTTAAATAACGCTTATTTGAATCCCATTCTATAAATGTTTCACTGATGCCACCGACATTGACTTCTGGATCGCTATCCGATACAACATAATTAAAGTACTTAAACACAGGGGAAGTTGCATCATACCCTCTAATAATATATCCTGCTGATGATTTTTCTACTACTACTGCACTATAAGAAACCAATTCAATTGGACTACTAGTTGTTAAAACAACATCAAAGTTTTCTTCAGGTACAAATACATTGCCTTTGTTTAACGGTGTTCTAGAATCTAAAATTAAATTAAACTTAGTTTTATCAGTAAACCCACCGACTTTAAATGCCATTTGGTTTGTAATTCTTGAAAGGTTTTCTTTATAAGAATTAAAGTTTACTAAAATATTACTTGCTAGATAATTGGAAATAAAATTTATCAATCCAGAACTATATACCCTAATATCACTATCAGGACTAGTTGGAAAAACTAAATCTGCTAAACGCAAACGTTTATTAGTTTCGCTATAAACTAATTGACCTGCACTATTTCGAACAGTTCTTAATCTGTCAAAAGACAAACCAATGATCTTACTAGGCTGATTTAACATCCATGATTTTAAAAGTGAAAATGGGTATTCAGAACTTTTCCTCCAAGCAGTTTCTGCAGGAGCATGATCTCCAAAGGAAAACGATCTTCTAGTAAAGGAATTTACATAGTTTCTTGCATACTTACTATCTAACGGACTTAATAACTGACCTTGATTATTTACAGGCAAATGGCTTGTTAATCCAGGACGCATAAATTCTGTTTTAATTATTTTATTTTTATTTGGCTCTGCAATTACGCCCTTTTCTAAGTCTTCCCACATAATTAAGTTATTACTAGTATAAGGAGCCGGGCCGTATTTTTCTTCCCACCATTTTGGTTTAATACTAAATCCTAGCATTTCCCAAGGATGTGTATGTGGACGATCAGTGTCGTATGCATACTTGTACACTGCTCTCCAAAATCCAGGTAATAGCTCACCGGATGGTGATTCCATACTTCCATAATTATATGTAAACGAATTATTTCTATTGTAAAAATCAAAAGTAGTATAATCTATATCACCAACTACACTTAACCAAGATGCAAAATCTTTAAGCATTGTCGAGTTAATATCTGTTCTCGAAAATCCTGTATTACGATGCTCACCGCCCTGATATTCGTAGATATCTATAATGTCATCGTCGTATTGAACTTTTAAGTTGTTGTAAATTCTTTTTTCTAATTCTAATATTAGATCATCTCTATAATCGCCGTAGGCTTTAGTTATAGATCCGTCATGACCTTGTATTACTTCTGTTGGTTCAATATAAGTATTATCAACAAATTTAGACGGAACATACTTAGGATATATGCCTAACTTAGTAGGTGTAGGAGGAATATAGCATCCATCGGTAGAGTCATATTCATATATTTCTACTATATCACCTTGTGCTAAAGGATATGTTATAATACAAAACCCTTCTTCGTTAAATGTATAATCGTCTTCAAAGATAAGTTGTACATCATTAACATATACATTAACCGCTCTTTGAGAAATAGTATCTAAAGAATAAGGCTGATTTAAGGCAAAATAAATATTTCCTTCTTCAAATATTTCGTATACTAATTGCTTTGCTCCAGAAGTTGGAGCCATATCAGAAAAGTAAAACGGAAGATTATTATTTTTATTCTTGTTTAATTCTCTAAAAATTAAATCGACATGTGCTTTTGGTGTTCCGTCAAAACCTAAGCTGTCTGCTGTTTGTATAAACAATCTTTTAAACTTAGCATATTCTCTTCTAGAAAAATCTATCGCCTTAATAATATTTGCATCTTTATTTGTAATATGATATAGCGAAAGATTAATTGGCCCAGAATGTTGTAAAAACTTTCTACCAAATTTTGAAATATCACCTAGGTCTCTTAAATTTCCTCTCCCAGGATAACTTCCAAAAAATTCTTCAGCATCTTCTGCTATAGACGCTACATGATCGTTTACTTCGCCTAGTGTAAATGAAGTAATGTCATCATTTGCCGGGTTCTTTTCTAGATTACTAGGTAATTCATACAATCCGTTGTTATTTTTAACTGCCGAACTTCTTGTACGTAATACTACAACATCGCCAGTTTCTAAGGGAGTATTAAATCTTACAATAGCATTTTGATCTTTAATAATTTCAAAATCTGTTACGTTAAATTTAATTGAATTGTTTACTGTAACACGAATTATTAAATCGTCAAGTGAGCCGCTATTTTCGTAAACATCGACCTCAAAATCTGTTTGATCTTGTTCTGCTACGTATTGTCTTAATACACGTTGCCTACTTTCTGTATCAGTTTTAGTCCATCCGTTAACATTTTGAAACGTTGTTCGATCTGAATACTTCTGTAAAACACAAACGTCTGTTGAAAGTGATAATGTATCTAATCCGTTAGTATATGTAAAAGAATCTGTTAAGAGATTAAAATCAAAAACTAAATCTCCGATATTTTCAATACTACGATAACTTAACGGAAATCCTAATTCAGCATCAACTATACCTGTACCTTGTCTATAAGAAAATATCTTATTTCCTGTAAAGGTACTGTTAGGATAATATTCGGTATTCCCGTAACTATTTCCGCTTTCGTCAAACAGGTCAAAAAGAGGTTGCTGATTTACTGTTAACTTTTCTTGGGCCATACTCCAAGAAGTTCCATTATAGTAAAACATTTTTCCTTGATAATTTTGACCGTTTAAAACCAATACTGTTTCATTTTCTAAAGGAAGTGCGTCACTTTCTTCTATTAAACTAATTTGACGTCTACCTTTATGAGTTAAAAACTTAATTTTAAAGATTTTACCTGCTTCTCGAATATCTTCTTCAGCAGTAAACAATACACGCATACCGTCTACAAGTTTTACTCCGTCTATACTATAACCTAATGCACCTTCTACGTTAGAAAAAATATCTGTTGTAAATGTATCTACTAAGTCCACATTTGATTTATTTTGTGTCCCAAAGTTAAACAGTTTTAATCCTGCATTAAATTCTATAATAGGTCTTGTTGCACGAGCTGATTGATCAACACTTACTTCTTGATTATTAATTTTTGCTGCTAGTTCTATAACATCTCTATGGAACCATCTATTATGTCTTGACCATGAATTTCTATCTGCACTAGAACGATTTATTACAATATAATCTTTTGATGATGCATAACCTGTAGCATTATCAAAAGGTAATCTATCAAATGCATTTACGTCAAAAGGAATATCTTTGTTTTCTGAAAACCCTGCTGGTATTTCTAAATCTGATTCGGCAATTAATTTTATAGAACTACCAACACCTTCTATATACCATTCTGATTTAGCGTATTTTTCTGGAGTAACAAACCCTGCAAATGATACTTTCATGCCATTAGAAAGTTCAACACCAGATTCTGTTTTGTATTTTCTTTTACCTAATATTTCTTTTTCGATATTAATTTCTGTATTCTCTTCAATATCTTTTATCTGAATAAGCCCACTATTATTAATATCGTTGTCAGCAACATAATATAATATTTCAGGAGCATTAACAGAAACATCAAAAGTAATCTTTCCTTGTTCTACACTTTGATTATCTATTCCATCGTTATATTTGAAAGAATCATCTAATGTTCTTTTTGTTTTTATACTAATAGGAGTACCAAGAGTGTCTATTTCAAAAGTATACTTTTGTCCTCGATATAATATTAATGTTGGATTTTGTACAAGTTCATCTGTAGAAAATACAAAAGCACTGTTGTCTAAATTATTTGCTAATGTAACACCAATAGTACTTTCAATACCTCTTGCTTGTCCAGCAATTCTAATTGTTTGGGGACCATATGGTAACCAATAATACTCTCTAAAGTTTGTAAACTTGTCCCAATCTATATTTGCATTCCAAGAATAGTTTTCTTGTGAATTTAGTAGATCTTGATTTTTTACATTTCCACCAAATGTTTTTAATTGATTTAAATAATCATTATAATCTTTATAATATGTTACATTTTCAAGATCGTCTTTAACTAATACTGCGGGTTCAAACTGATAGTCTTGTCTTTCTTGTGTAATATCGCCAACATAGTTATCATCAGCATTATAAGCCTTAGAAACTATACGACCATAATAACCATTTAGTTTTTCAGCAACACCAGGTTGTGTTAATTGATCTAGTGTTGATTGTAAAAACTTTTTGTTTATATCAGTTCTAAAATAGCGAGGTAATAGTGTTTCGCTCTGTCTAGATTTTTTTCCATCTGCTGGTAATGGATATTCGTTCTGATTATTTTCGTAAGCCATTAGTAGCTAACACCTCCACTTGAGCTTGTAATTCCTGTAACAGTTTCAGAATCTACAAATATTGCACCTTCTGCTTTTAGTTTAGATGCTGTTAAGGATGAAATAACTTCTATGTTATCAACTGTTGCTGAACTAATAAAAATCTCGTCTGCTTCTGATTTAATTTCAAACATACTACCAAATGCAAGTGATGTTTGCACTGGCACAATAACTATCGTTGCAAGATCAGGCGATAGTTTATTCATAATGTAAGTACTAAGTTCTGAAAAGTAAAATGTATCTCCGAACTCCCAGTTTTCAATAGCAAAAAATTCATCAATTGCTGAAATTACATTTGCTTTTAATTCGTTATCGTTAACTACTCTATCAGTATTTTTAACAATTTTAAAAGTAGCTTTTAGATCATCAGATGATTCATTTCCAAAAAGTACTTTATACTTAACTGGATGATATATTACTTCATCACTTATTGATTTAATTTTGTTTATTTCAGAACCAAAGTTTGTAAACAATGCATCACTACTAGGTGCTAAAGGTTTAGTTGTTGTTACACCTGATAGGAACTGTCTAAACTGTGTATCATATTGTCGAGTAAGCATATAAATGTCAATAATATTTGAACTACTAGGATCAATTCTATTACTTTCATCTGCACTGTGAACATATTGGAATATAATATTGTCTCTTCCGTTATATGCACGGTAGTTAACTACTAACTCAAGTCTTTCTGTTTCTGTATTGTAAATCTTAAAAATGTTTTTATCAACAATATAAAAAACTGTATCTGCAGGATAGCTTGATACACCGTTATCTGTTATCACAGTTTCTGTGTCAACTATTACAATCCCTGCATCTACCTGATTTACATATCTAAAATCATCAAGATTGTCACCTGTTATATATTGCTCTAAGAATATCCATTTATCTGCATTTCCTGAAGCAACAAATTTATCAAAGATTTCAGGATCATCAACTACGCCGTCGTCGTCTGAATCGAAAAATCCAACTTCAATTTTTTTACTATCGACATATCCTTCTTTATCTCTAAATTCGTTAACAATTTCCCATACAAAAGGAACTGTGAACGGAGTTAAAGAATATCCGCCTTGATTATCTGGACTTTGGTTAATTGACATTAACGAAATCCTATCTTTAACAATTTCATTTGTTGCCGGGTCAAATACTTTATCGCCGCTATCAAAATAGAATCTTATTTCTTTATCACTTTCAAAAATATAACGCTGTCCTCTGTAAGTAATCGTATAAGTTTCGCCATCTGTTTGGAAAAGCAATAACCAGCTAGAATCTAACTGTTGATTAGTTAAGTCACCAGTTTTACCAGTACTAAATTGTGATACTACATCTAAGTTATTTTCTAATACAACTCTCCATGTAGAAGTATTAAAGTCATATCGTAGACCAAATGTTTTATATGTAAAAATTTGATCAGTTACTTGTGTTATAATTTGAGGTTCTAATTCTGTTGTAAAAATTGGTTTAATTTCAGAAAGCAATGCACCTGAAGGTATTATATCGTTAAAAACAATAGGTCCTAATCCATCAGCAGTTACATCTATTCCTGGGCCGCTAACACTAACAACCTTAACCCATTTATATGTAGTTGATCCCGGATGATTTGCAGGTCCTGACATTAAACTTCCGTCAGGCATAAAATGCTGTCCCGGTGGAGAAATAAATTTTAACATTGCACCAGGAGACAAATATTGTAGTGTAGAACCTGTAAACGAACTAACTCTTAACTTTGTATTATCAGTATCTGTCAAATAACCTGTAGTAATATTTTGACCTTTTGTAATTTGATTCCAAGTTCCACCTAGGTCATTAACTAATATTTTAGGAAACTGAGCATAATAAAAATTTCTTACTTTATAATCTTGTAAAATATTTTGAATCTGATTCCTAATAACCCCTTCAATGTCTGTTCTAGTTGTAAAAGTAAATGTTTCTTTTGTATTTAGAGTTTGTGTATAAATCACTCCGTCTTTACCATAAAGATTTGTTTTACTGTATTTTCCAGTTGCATCTAAAAGATCATAATATCTGCTGATTCCGCTTGAAGTTCTGTTTACACTTTTAACTTTTACAATTTCTTGGCTAACTGATAATGGCGCTACATTGTAATCTTCTCCAGTAACCATTCTGTTTTGTGTATAATATGTAGCAGGTGCTCGAGTTTTAATCTCATCGTTGGTTTCGGAGATACTAGAATTATCAATTGTATATTTCAGCTCAAGACCGATTGTTAACGATTCGCTAGTCCCTGATTTTGTTTGGTAAGGAATAGTAATTGTAATACCTATTAGTTCGTCTGGAGTTATAACATAGCTTCTATTAGAACTAACTCTATAATAAACTTTAAATGACCCTTTGGGTAAATTACCAAATGTACCATCAGAGAAAATTAAACTAATTCTATCTTCGACACGAGTTAATACACTGTATATGTCTCTAATATTTTTGTTCAGACTATTATAAACAATATTGTTTCCTTCTACAGCTTCAACTTTAGTCCACAAATTAGTTTCGTTTCCTGTAGAATCAAGTTGATAGAGCCAAGTGTCTGTGTTATTAACATTAATTGCATCTATAGCAACTACTTGATTAGTTGAAGGATTAGTGATACTAAACTCGCCTTGATCTAATCTTCCTTGACGGAAGTGTGCAAAAAATCCTGTGTTGTTAGATGCTGCACCTTGTCCGTCATCTCTATACACAAACGCAAAACTGTTACCAGGTAAGGGAGGTTCTTCTACAATAGAATTACCATCAATATCAGTACTAACAATTTCAAAGATTGAGGATTGTCCATCTACATTTTTTGTAAAGGAGTATATAGGCAAATCTGTGTTAGTTGCGTTAAGTCTATACTGCTCTGCGCTTACACCATTAACTGTTCCTGTTTTTACAGGTCTTCCGTAAACACCGTTGGCCGGTAATGCAGAATTTAATACTTTAATAAATTGTTCATACCAGTCTTGGTTAGAAATATCATTCCATATAATAGTCTGTCCTGATAAGTTTGTACCGTTAGAATCATAAATTTCTTCTGTTGTGCTAACAGTTTCAAACTTTAGCAATCCGTTTGCAGTTGTATTACGTTTAGGATTATAGGAAAGCAATCTTGCTAAACGTAATACACTTTCACGGCGTTCTGCTAGTTCAAGAAAATTTTCACGAGCATTTAAGTCAATACGGAAACTAATATTTTGACCTAGGAAAGCAATAAGGTCTATTAGTGCAAGGTATTCACTGGATTCAATGTAGTCGTTAAAGTCCTCCGGATAATTTTGACGGAGGTAGTTAATCATAGTTCTACGCAAATTATCAAAGTCGTAGCTTTGGAAATCTGCATTACGGAATGACTGGTAGATACGCTTCCAATCTTCTGATAATAGTAATCTGTTTTGTCTATCTGTTGAGGACATACTTGCTTTCCTTTATTATACAGTATTTATTAAGATTAGAAAAGTGCGTATATAATTTTATGCCAAGATACTGTTATCTTCGTCAAACTTAAAACGCATATTTTCTGATATATTATAGGGCAAGTATGTTAAAGAACATTCAATCATAATGCCACTTTCGTAGGTATCAACAACTACTTCGTCAACTTGTACTCTTGGATCATAGTTAATAATTGTAGTAACATTAGCAGCAATAGCCTGTTTTAATCCTTCTGTCATTGGTTCAAACAATACGTCCCAAATTATAGTTCCAAACTCTGGATTTTCTAATTTTTCCCCCATACGAATGTGAAAATGATTAATTATGTCTTGTTTAATTAGAGCAATGTCATACAAATTAAAACTTGTATTTTCGCTATTAGCCGTAGAAATACCTCTATAAGCTCTACTAGTAACAGGTTCAGTAGGTTTCTTATTTGATTTTATTTGGATTTCTTTGTATAACTTTTTCTCTAATGTGCTCATAACAATATTTAGCCTACATTTTTATGGTAGTGGCCAATCCTCCGGATCAGTGTTTCCTACTTCTGCTTCAATATCTTGTCCAGTAGGCTCAGGTGAAATGCTTGCTAACGGTACTAAGTCTCCCGTAATCATCTTACTAGCAAAGCCTCTACCTAATCCTATACGATTTCTTGTTTCAGCGCCGCCTTGGTTAGCATATCCGACTGCTCTACGGAATTCTTCGCCAAGTGCTGCATAATCATAACTGTCCCAACTTATTGATTTTGACTTAATATATCCTACAGCAAGTTTTACTGCAACTTCTGGATCATTTGCTAAATCGGGGTTTTCGACCACTTGTGGTACACCACCTAATCCGCCATATCTTCTATAATTATCTTTAAAGGTTAACTGTATTAACCCTCTACCACGATACTTATAACCTTCATCTTGAGCGTTACCGTATCTACCTCCGTATAATGTATTACCTATTGCAGCAGGACCTGCTGCGGCAAGTTCTTGTGCAAAAGCATCAGTTTTAACACGACTAGGAAACACTGCACGTAATCTTGAAGCACTATAATTTAAGTTTTCACTTCTCGGTTTAAATCCACATTCTGCCATCGGTTGTGCCATAGCCATACCAAGTGCTTCTGCATTACCCGGAGTTTCGCCAGGAGCAAGTCTATTAGGATCTGCTGTTTTAAGTGCATTAGCAGGATCTAAGCCTACACCTTTAATAAGTTCACTTAAGAAATATTGTTGCAAGTCTGTAACAGGAACAGGTTTAGCAGGCTGATCTCCTATTGGTCCAACTTCTCCTGGTACAACAGTCTGAGGGGCTGCAACTGTATTACCACTAGCATCAGTGACTGTTCCTGAATTGGCTGCGGCAGCGTTCGATTCGTTAACTGGTCCTGCATCGCTATCTGTATTAATTAACGGTGTTGTTTCCCTTAATGCAGGACTTGGACTTGAACTTGCTTGTGTTTTACTCGGAACAAAAGTTAACGGATCTAGATGTTCATGTCCTAACCACGGTTCGTGCACCGGCACACGTACCGGCCAAAGCGCAGATGCTGCGACAGCAGCTTGCGCAGCAGTATCTGCTTCAGATGCAGAATCAGCTGCTGGCCCGTTCAAATGTATATTAGTACCAGTTGCTACAATATCGCCACCAGCGGCAATATCTGTTTCTCTACCTGAAGTAAAGTAATTATATCCGCTACTTAAAATTTCTAAATTAGTTTGTGTATGTCTATAGTCTCCAGCAGTGTTAACATCATACGGACCTTGATTTGTTAATGAATGTTTTCCAGCAACTATCTTATCTCCTTTTGCACCAATGTATATTTTTTGATCTGCACCAACATAGTGATCTTCATTTGCGCCAACATCCATTTTATGATCGGTACCAACTTTAACATCACTATTTTGTCCAACTGTTAATTTATAATTTCTAACAGCATTCATATTAATATCACGTCCTGCTGACATATTAATATCTCTATCTGTGCTTATGTTTAAGTCATTTTGTGATCTAATACTAATACTATCTTGTGCATAGATATCAATCTTTCCGTTAGATGTTAATTCTATCCAAGCACTTCCTTGTGCATTGGCAATGTAAATTAAATCTTCACTATTATGTAATAATATTTGGTGTCCGGTACGGGTTCTTAAACGTACTAACTCATCTGCAGGAAGTTGAGGGATGCCGCCAGTTTCTTCATTTGTAATATCTGCATATTCTTTCCTGCCTTGACCTGCATAACTTTTTCTCAGTTTTGTTTCGTCACCGTCGTCGAATACTAAACTACTCCCTCCAAGTCTACTTGCATATACCTGAGCTCGCTGTTCTGTAGGTCCTACGGCAGCCCTCGGTGCTCCTGGTCGCTTATCTTTTGGTCCAGGAGTGCTAATACCAAAAACACTCGACGGTACTTCTCTTCTAGATGACGAAGTTCCAGGTCCTCGCACATTATCATATAGTGTGCCTTGCCTACCTAAAATAGTATAAAAGTCTGTGTTAACAGGCTTAATATATTTTGTAGGGTCATTGCCTGCGCCTGTTTGTTGACGTTTGTTAAATTCTCCTACAGGTAATTTTTTCGTATTGTCTTGATTGTTATATTCAGTTCCTGCCCACGGATCAGGAGTCATCCAATTCATATAAGCAGGCGGAACACACCCAATCCAATATCCTTTACTAATATTTCCTTCAGCAAACATTACTAAAACTGTAGTGCCAACATCTGGTGGTATAAACCACATTCCGTAACTTTTTTGTGTAGACTGAAAATTATCATTATCTTGTACTGCATTTAATGGAGTTGTACCATAGAAGGGAGACAAGTATTTTACTGTGACAATTTGTCCGGATCTTTCAGCTTGGTTACCTGATGTTGTATGCTTTAATAATTCTACTTGTAAAGTACCCATGTACTTAGGATCAAGTTGAGAAACCACAATCGCTTCATACGGACCTGGATTTCTAACGCTTTTTGGATTTGCTGGACGATTCTCTGTACTCATGTTGCTATTACACCCGATCTACCGTCGCCTAACGAAGTATCTTGTCTAGGTGCAGATTGTAATGCGCTGCCATCACCTGCTGTTCCAGGTTGGCCTACTTCTGCTTCTTGATTTGGTCTTCTAACGACAGACAATATTTGAGAAAATTTATTTCCTTCAATTCTATTTTTTACAAGGTTAACCCTGTATAAACCACTAAATGCTTTCACAGGAACAGTATCTCCTGGAAATATCATTGTTCCTTTTGATTGACTATAATCTATAGGTGTTCTAAAATTCAATACAATATCAACTTCTCCTCGTTGATGATCTATAGTTCCGTCTTCTGTTGTTCCGCTACCTGCACTTGGGCTACTGTAGTTTCCTACACCACTGTCTGCAATATAATACGGATCACCTAAAATTGTTAATTCCATACTTAATAAATCTACATCACTGTTAACGATTGCTTCATTAAACTGTCTTGCAACTTGTATTGCCGTATTTGAATAGTCGGCGCCGCCTTCTTGTGCAGAACCGTTTGCTTCGTTTGATTCTCTTGCAGCATTAGTTCCTGACGGTACGGAGGTTGCATCAGCACCTTCGTTTGCAACATAACCACTGTTTTGTCCAGAATCGTTTGTTCCTGAATTTTGTTGTTGTACTACACTGGCATTTGCCAATCCTCCATCTGGAGCAATTGAGCTATAAAAAGCATTATTAATTGTTATTTCAAAATCTATAATATCTTCGTTTTGACCTGTATAGATATAATTGTATTCTTTAGCTGCTACAAGTTTTCTTTCTTCTACACCAACACTAGGTCTTGTTGGGCTTTGAAATACCGAACTATGTACAGAATAAGGAACAATCATGTAAACATATACCTTAGGATTTTCACCTGTTTTTCGCAGCATCTCTGCATCAGGAACAATATAACATTGTGTTTGTACTCTAAACCAAGGAATATTACCATTATTATCCTCTTCTCTTTGAGTTGCTGCTTGCTGACCGTATGTACTTAGAATTACTAGTTCTTCAATAATTTTTTCAATGTTTGTTCCTTGAGGAAATTGAAATGTTCTAAATTCATTTGATATTTGTATTCTACCGTTATCAAAGAATATTGTTCCGTCATCATTTTCTTTCTGCGTAAACGCAGGAACACCAAACGGAACACTTCCACCTTCCGCCATAGACCTAGCAACATTTGCTTTTCCTATCGAATTTATTGTGGCGTCATCTGCAACTAATGCTCGCACTGCGGCAGAGATATTATTATCTGATGCTTGTAAATTTATATACGGAGCAGCTACTTCATTAACTCTTTCTATTTCTTCAGGATCTGCTTCGCTTGACGGAATTCCTGTAATCCGTGTATAAATTTCTTCAGGTGTTGCTGTTGCTCCACTTTCTTGTCCGCCGGAAGCAACATTCGCAAGACCTAAACCAGATACTAATTCAGTCGGAAAAATAATTATATATTCGTCTTTAGTAAATGATTCATTTTTTTCGGCTCTTTCTCTATTACGTTTGTTTATGATGCCTGTTAAACTATCTGGTCCTTTTTGCAAAAGTTCTACAAGATTGTTTCCAGTAATTTTAGTTTCTACGTTAACAGTTTGCACTGTATTACTTTGTGCTTGTTCATTCCATGCATATGCTTTTACAGTGTATCTAGATCCTCCGGCAGTTACATCAAATTCAACATTACTAATTTTAATAGGAAGGTGTCTTACTGTTTTACTATTAGGAACCGGATTTCCTTTATCGTCATAGCCTATAAATTCTATAGAAAGCATATATGGTGCCCTATTGTAGTTCGCATGGCCTGCATTTCTTGCTGCAACTTGCAAGGTTTGCAAAAATAATCCCATACTGTAAGGCTCGTGTACTTCAAAACTAATAACATTTGCATTACTTGTTCGTGTTTTATTAGTTGGAACTATAACTGAATCAATTTCAATATTATCGATAAAATATTCAATTTGTGCATCAGCTGTTTCATATGCTGTTCTTGCTTTATTGCCTGCACCACCACCTGATCTTAAAACAGTTACAGATGGTGGTGATCTTCTATACGACTGATCTGGAAAATTAATTTCACTAGGTGTTAAACAGGATAGCGTAACAATAGAATTAAATGTTGCATACCCTCTTAATTCATTAGGTTGTTTGTTTACAGAATATAATAGCTTAGGGGGAGTTTGTCTAGCATTGGAAGTATTTTGTGCCGCAGCATTATCTCCCGCGCCGCTACCAACAGAAGCATTTCCAGATTGAACTGTTACATTTGACGAAGAACTTGAACCTGCTGCGGTATCTGCTGGATCTGGCATCTACTTAATATCCTAAAAATTTTTGCAAATCATCTGCCTTTGGCAAATAAATTTCTATTCCTGTTTCTAAATCAAAAACAGGATCTTTAATTACATCCATATTTCTTTGTGCAAAGACCCACCATAACTTGGGAGTTCCGTACACAGAATAAGCTAAAAGATCTGGTCTATGATTAAACTGTGGCTGTACTTTATATAACACATCGTCATCACTTGCAGGCACAGACCTGATTGCTAATGTGTCCAAGTATTGCTTATTAACTACCCTAGTGTTACCATAAGGACTTGTTGACGTATATTTTGCCATTAGATGAATCCTCCGCCATTTCCTTTGCTACCTAAGTATCCACCTTGAACAAAGGTTTGTAAATTAAATTGCGAAACTTTTGCTCTTGAGTATGTTGGTGATACAGTTACCGAAACTTGGCTTTGTGTTGGAGCCCACCCAACTTTCCCTTTTAGTTCAGGTATTGTTGTGTCCGGAGTTATTTCTCCTGTTATTTGTGTTTTAACATAATCAACGTCTGCAGGCATATCAACTGTAAAGTTTTTAACTACTACCGGAACATCAGGAAAAACAAAATCTCCATATCCGTTTAATTTTACAAGGGGTGGCGGAGCACCAGCTTCTGTACTTTGTCCATATGCCATTTTAGTTATTGCTCTTAAGTAATGTACCATCGCTGTCCAATATTGAGCATCTTTAGCGTTTTCGACAAAGAAGTCTCCTGTAATAACTATATCTTCAATTTGGCTGTTCTGATATATGTTAAAGGGATAATTACTATGTATAGGCGCCATTGAATCATAATTAGCTGTATGTTGAATTAATATCGTAGGAGTATATGGAAATACTAATCCGCCAGTAAGTTCAAGAGGTTTTAGAACTTCACTCTGTCCTAGAGTAGCAGGAAGACTTAGCCTAACACGCCAGTCATTTGCTGCACTTGCAACAGTAGCATTTGAAATAGTTCTATCAGGTGGTTGAGAATCAACCATACCTAATATTCCTCTAAAAATGCCAGTAGGATCTAATGTATCAAATAGTTGATTTTTTGCTTGAGCTGCTAAACGATTTCCAGTTTGCTGGATGTCGTTTTTTATGCTGTTAACATTAGAGGTTACTACTTGCTTTAAATTGAAGGCCATATTATTCTCCTATATACATTATTTAGTTGACTTTTTTAAGTGCGTATATTATAATAGTAGCTTAACTTGGAGATTTTCATGAGAAAACAAAATTATCTAAACAATAAAGATTTATTAAAGGAGATACACAAATCAAAAAGCAGATTTTCGAGCTTTGTAGATCCAGAATACGCACAATATGATATAATTTTACCTGATATTGAAAAAATTAACATTAGAACTATTGCAGAAGCAAAAAGAAATAAAGCAAAACGCCTACAACAACAAGATTTTGAAGCACGTAAACTAGCAGGTGAAAAAGTTAAACTTGCTGAGTGCGAAATTGATTATCGTAAAATACAAAAGGATGAACTAATCTTTCGTATTATGACGTTTGACCACATTCCAGAAGAGCCAGGTCGTAAAAAGAATCCAAAGACCGTTGCAGATACAAAAGTAAAACTAAACTTTCCGCCCTTTCAGCATTATAAATTTAATGAAAAAGACGAGCTTGTACTTGTAGGTAAAAGTCACTGGGTCGGCGGCATGGAAAACGGATATTTTAGTCAAAAACATGCAAAAGCAACAGACAAACTTGCACTTATGTGGATGAAATTGTGCGAACGCTATGCCACAAGAGGCAACGTAAGAGGATATACCTACAATGACGAAATGCGTGGACAAGCAATACTCCAGCTTGCACAGATTGGTTTGCAGTTTGACGAGAGCAAATCTAACAATCCGTTTGCATACTACACAGCAGCAGTCACTAACTCATTTGTACGTGTTATCAATCTTGAAAAACGTAATCAAAACATACGAGATGACATCCTTGAAATGAATGATATGAATCCAAGTTATACTAGACAACACAACGCTGAATGGGAAGCAGCCATGAAACGCGAAAAAGAAGAAAAAGCTAACCAAAACTAATTGACTTTCATTTGAAATGATAGTATTATATTAATGATTAGTATGGAGAATAAATTTTGTTCAAAAAAGCAGCAGTCTTTACAGACATACACTTTGGACTAAAAGGCAA